TCATTCCCGGCTGATGGTCATCCCTGACGGGCCCTCAGACGCCTTCGGGTAGGGTTTGGGCAGCATCTTCAGGTCCCGTCGCGCGGACTTCTTCACAAAGTAGATGTACCTGTATTGGCGCAGCCGGCGAGGCTGGGCCCGATCCAGGTTGGCGCGCAGGTGCGCACCACGTCGGCCGCCCTTCTTGTGGGCGGTCAGCAGCATCGGATGGTAGGTCTCGCCGTCCAGGTCGTAGAACCGCGTCAGATGGCTGCCCAGGTACAGGAAGTTGGCCGCCTGGTAGACCACGCCCAGCCGGCCGCACCGCTCGTCGGCAAAGGATTGAATCCACCGCACCGCCGGGCAGGCCCGCCGGATGAACTTGATGGCGAACGACAGCGCCCGGCTTTCGCTGTTGCGCGGGGCGCGGTCGTCCAGCCACATGCGGTTCAGCTCAAGGTGCTCGGTGATGCCGGTGTTGGCGACCACCTTGCCGGCGTGCTTGGGGTTCATCGAGTAGCCGAATTGCAGCACCCCGACCAAACTGCCCTCGAGGAAGACCCCGAGGTGGACGTAGGCGTTGTTCACCGCACGGCCGGAGTAGTGGTTTTGGGTGATGATCTCCACCGCCTGCCGGCGCGGGATGGTGGCAATGTAGAAGTCCCGGCAGCCGAACCCGGCGAGGGCCTGGCTGCCGTGGATGTAGCCCGGTTGGTCACCGGTCGGGCGTCGGATCAGCCCGGGAAGGGGCGGGTGATGAAGCGGGCGCGAGGCCATGAGCGTCGTTCCTTGGTGACGAGGACGCTCGGTGGCGTTCGGGCGAGGGGCTCTGGGCCCGCAAATGATTGACCGTGCCGCAACGCGGGCACTTGATTTCCAGGCGGGCGAACTCTGCCCGGGCCAACAATTTGTTGCAGTTGGCGCAGCGGATCGACTCCACGGCGCGAATCCCCATACCATGGCCCCGCCCGTCGACGGGCGGCGGGGCGACCGGCGGGCCGGGGTTTGGCCCGTCCTAAGTGGCCGGCGGCTATCCGGCCGGTTCGGGGTGCTCCAACACCCCGACCCCCGCTCCTTTTCGGGGCGGGCGAGCGGAAAACTTCGGGGAACCATGCCGGCATGATCAAAGGGTTTCGGGAATGGTTTAAAACCTTGTGTCAGCCGGTTCGATACGATCAGTTTGGACCCGAAGAACCAGACTTCTCCATCGATGACGAGTTCGAAGCGGCCAGGGAAAGAGGCAGCATCAAGGTCAACGAGGAGTGGGATGCCACCCGCCGCCTGACCATGCGCGGCAATGCCTCCGGTGCCATCGCCGCCTTGGCCCTGTTTGGGTCCCAATCTCTGGGCAACGGCGCGCCTCGGGTCGAGCTGTTCAGTCTGGTTGTTCTTTTCTGCGCCGGCTTGGCGGCATTGTTCCTGCGCCAACTGCTTCTGATTTGGCGGGCGCATCAGCAGCGTTGCGGTTTGGTGGCGGCGGTTCCAAACGGGCAGGGTTACCTGCCGGCGCTGGCGTTTGAATGGGGGGCGCGCCAGTTGGACAAGGTTGCGGTCCTGTGTCTGGTCGCCGGTGTGCTGTGGGGTGGCTGGACGCTTTTCAGCCTGACCGGCCCAGCCTGACGGTTCGCCCGAGACGCGGTTCCCGGCAATGTCCTGGGCGAGGGGAAGGCGGCGGAAGGCGCTGTCAATCGGTATGTTTCTGATCACCCCCATGCTCACCCCAGCGCCGGGTCGAGGAAGGCCCGGGTTTCGCCCGCGCTCCAGCCGGTTTCGCCGGTGATCTGCCACGCCACGGTCCAGGTCGCGCCGTCGTCGGAGCACAGCACATCGAAGTCTCGGGGCGACTGGTTGGGTGCGTAGGTGCTGCTGTCGCGGGCGGTGAGGGCAACTTCCTCCACTGCCGCCTCGGTCCCGGCCCCGAAGTCGTACTGGATCCAGCCCAGGCGGTTCTCGTCCGATACCCACATGGAAGTTCCGGCGACGTCGTCGTCAAACGCCAGGTCCGGGGTGTAGCTGGAGTAATAGCTGTAGGCGCTGGCCGTGCCCGAGCCGGTAAGATCGGCTCCCCCGCTCTCCCCCCGCAGCTCGATCTCGGCCAGGGCAACGCGACCGCCGCTGCCGGCCGTATCCCGCACGAACAGGCGCCAGTACCGTCGCGCTCCCCAGGGGCTGTCGGTGTGGTCCGGAGGGGTGTAGGCGGGGTCGACGAACAGCCGAAACTCGCGGTCTTCCCAGTCGGTGGCGCCGCTGGTGATGCTCCACGCCTCGGTCCAGGTCACGCCGTCGTCGGAGTGGATCACGGTGAACCCGGCCGGCATCTGGTCGTAGTGGTCATCCCGGGTCCTCAGCCCGACCGCCCGGATATCCACGGGGGCGGCGAAGTGGTAGCCGATCCAGGACCCCACCCCCTGACCGGCGGGCGAGGCCCAGATGGTCGGCACCATGGGGGTGTGATCGAAGGCGTTGGCGGCCACATAGCTGGCGCTGTAATTGCCGGAGGAAATGGCCGTGCCGCCCGAGCACAGGTTGGGGGAATAGGGGCCCGCCCTCAGATCGACCTCGGCCACGGCGGCCGTGCTGTCGCCGTCGGTGGCGTCGATCCGCACGGCCCAATAGGCGTGGTGCCCGGGGGCGACGACAGCGACTGTTGGCCGCCGACGAAAGTGGGTCAGCTGCCCGCTCATCACAGGGTTCCCTTGATGGTGACGGTCAGATCGGCCGAGCCGTAAAGGGTGGTCGGGGCGATCAGTGCGACCACGTCGCCGGCGGCGCAAGCGGTGGCGGTCACGCTGGCCGTGCCCGAGGTGGCGCCGTCCGCGAAGGTGACCGAACCGATGGAGGCCCCGGCGACCTGTACGTCATAGACGTCGTCGCCACCGGACGGTGCGGTGCCGGCCCGGAACACGCTCCCGGCCAGATCGGCCGGCAGGTCCGTGGCGTCGGTCAGGGCGACCCGGAAGACGGTCTGGCTGGCACTCGGAGCGCCGTCGAACCAGCCGCCGACCTGCTCCACCACGGTCGCGAATTCGAGGGCATTGCCGGTGCTGTTGACCATCACCGCCCGACCCGCCGCGTTCGTGTAATCGGTCGGGGTGTCGGTCAGGCCGATGAAGTCACTTTCGCCGCCACCGCCACCCAGCGAAATCAGGCCATCGGTCGTGCCGTCGGTGTACAGGTGATAGCCGGTGGCCGCCGGGATGGTGACCGTCGTTGCGCCGACCGTCACGTTCAAATCGCCGGTGCCGCCGTTGTAAACGCCGCAGGCCCGTTTCTGGGCCGGCAGGGCCAGGTGATAGGTGCCGTCGTTGCCGGTCGTCTTGACGGTGAAGGCCCCTCGATACTGGGCCGCCGTCAGGGTTGCGTCGGCGGTCGACAGATCGATTTCCAGCAGCTCGGTCATGCCGGCGTCGATCTCGGCCAGGGCATCGTTGGCGGTGGTCGCCTTGTTGCTCTGGTTGGCGGCGATCTCGGACTGCACGATGTTGCCCATGAGGCTTACTCCAGGTCGATGGTGGCGGCGGCGGGGAACCCCCGGCCGATGACGGCGGACAGCTGATAGACCACGAACGACAGGCTGGCCGGGATCGCCCCGAAATCGGTCACGATATCGGCCCCGGCATAGGTCGCGCTGGCGGTGGTGCTGCTCAGGGTGCGCAGGACGTCGCCCGCTGGCCCATCGAGAACATCGATCTCCCAGGCTTCGGCTTCCTCGTTCAGCGGCATGGTCTCGGTGCCGTCCTGCCAGGCCCCGCCCATGCGGGTCCGCCGCACCCAGGTCAGCGCGATATCGCCGCCGTCGACGGCGGCGGCCAAATGCACGGCGGCGTAGGGCATCAGGTCGCGCCCGATCCTGGTCACGCTTTGGCGGGTGGCATCTTCCAGCAGGGTGCCGATGGTCACGCCGCGCCAGAACCGCTCGACGCCGATGGTGTCCAGGCTCTGTTTCACCGCCTGCCAGGCCGAGGTGTCGAGCCTCAGGAAGAGGTCACCGGCGGCATGATTGCCAATGGCCCACTCGGTGCCGCGCTGACCCCGCAGCAGGCCCGACAGGGTGAAGGTGCCGTCGCCGTTGTCGACCACATCGCGATAGCCGATCACCTCGACCTCGCCGTTGGCGGTGAGGATGGCCGCCGCGTTCGCGCCGTTCAGCATGGCCCGTTGGCTCACGCTTTCCAGGCTGTCGCCGCCGACCGCCATGCGCACGGTCAGGGTGTTGTCCTCGTCGGTGCTCCAGGGTCGGTCGGTCGACCCCAGGGCGTGGGTGCAGGCGCCCCATGCCACCGCCGCGTCCGACACCGTGACCGCGTCATAGGTGGTGTCGTCGGCCGACACATAGATGCGGCAGCCGGGCCAATAGGCGTCGTCGCTCCAGGCGCTGGCCCCGATGTAGGCCACGGTCACGTTGCCGCCGCCGTCGTCGACATCGCGCAGCAGGGGCACGTCCAACACGAACAGGCGGGTCTGGCTCCGGACCTGGATGGTCTGGCTGCGGTTGCCGGCGCCGGCGTCGGCCGTGGCGTCGCTGTCATAGACGGCGGCGATATGGCGCACCAGGTTCTGTTCGACGGTCAGGTCGGCGCCGACATCGGCATTGGTGATTCGGGTGGCGTAGACCGTGCCGTCGTCCATCACCGTGTCGGTCAGGTCGGTCGGCGACAGGTGCAGCCAGGCCCACGACAGATGGCGCTTGTATTCCTCGCGCTCGGCCCATTTGGCGTAGAGAGTCGTTTGGGCGATCTGGATCGCGGTGTCGGCGGTCATCGCGATGGCCAGTTCGACCGTCTCGGCCTCGCTGCTGAACATGGTCTCGTGCGGGTTGGTCGGACGGGTCCAGCTCTGGCTGTTCTGCTCATAGTCGTTGTCGGGGTCCAGGTAGCTTACCGAGACCGTGCGCGGCAGTTCGATCTCCTGCGTGATGGTCAGCGACAGGAACTCGCCAGTGTCCTTGTCGACCACCGCCAGGTCGTCCTGGGTGATCCGGGCGGCGACTGCGCTGGTCGCGCGGCGCACGAAGGCAATCCGGCCATCCTGCTCGACGGGGTCGAAGAAGTAGGCCGCCCGCAAGGTCTCAAGCGCGGCGCGACCGGTGCTGGGCCGGCCGATCATGTAGCCGGGCACGGTGACCGCCGCCAGACCGGTCACATCGAGATCGCCCGCCTCAAGGCCGCAGCGGCCGGCGATGGTGGTGACGATGTCCGCCAAGGTCGCCCCGCCGCCCTCGGCGCGGTTGAACCACACACGTGCGATCCGGTCGTGCAGCGCCGCCCCGGCGTGATAGAGCACGCTGTGATAGAGGCCGTCCCAGACCTGGAGGGTATAAACCCCGTCCCAGTCCCAATCGGGCACCTCGACAGGCCGGCGAAAGAGCTGTGAGCCGTCGGAGAGATCGAGCATGACGGCCATTGCCGAGCCCGTCACAAATCCCATCGCCGACCCGACGATGCGGTTTTGGTCGGCGACACAATGGCTGACGAAAGGCGCGTCGTCGTCGTGCCGGGCAATCCAGCGGACGGCGCCGGTGGTGGCGTCGACCTTGAACGTGCAATGGGCATTGGTGCCGACGACCTGCAAAATCAGGCCGTCATCGCTGGCGTCGTAGCCGAAAATCTGGTGGCTGCCCGTCGACTCGCCGATCAGATCGGCCAGCCCGTAGGCGGCCCAATCCGTTTCCAGGGTGATGCCGAACGTCTCCTCAAGGTCGGGATCGTAGAGCGCTCCGGCCTCGATGGCCAGGCGGTGCAGGACCAGACTTCCGCCGTTGGCCGAGCAAATATAGGCATGGGCCGTCGAACCCACCGCACCGCCAACGGCGTTGCCCAGGTTGTTGGACACCGCCTCGGCCCACAGGCATTTCGCGGTGCGTCCGCGCCAGACCGCGCAGCCGCTGTAATAGGTGGGCAGGCCGACCACGAACACCTGGCCGTCGCTGGTCTCAACCTGGCAGGCCGGGGCGATATAGTCTGTGTCGATCTCGCTGTCGTTGATGGCCAGTAGCTTCATGGAATCGGGATCGATACAGCGCAGATCCTGATAGCCGATCCAGCCGCCGGAATAGATCAGGCCATCGCGTTGGCCGACCCACAGCCCTCCGACGTTGGTCCCGATCCCATCGGTGGTAAACGCCGCGACGGCCGCCTGGGATGCATAGGAAAATCGGGTGAGACCGCTGTAGAAATGGCCTCGGGTCCAATCGACGAACAACTGGGTGCGGGTGATCGCCGCCGACCCATCCTCCACGGCGACCAGGTTGAGGGTGTCGCCGGCATAGGTCAGGGTCGCGGTGATGTTGGGGATGCGGTTGCCAAAATTGGCCAGCGGCAGCCGCTCGAAGACCACGTAAACCTCGCCGCGATAGGCCGGGCAGTCGTCGTTGCCCACGTCGGCCTCGATCAGGCTGTCGGGCAACTGGGTCTCGGAGCCGGGATGGAAGCGGCACTTGAGGCCGCCGACATCGGTCACCGCCCCGGTCCCGGTGGCGTCGTAGATCAGCTTGCCATCGGCATAGATTTGCAACAGCGCGTCGGCCGGCCCCTCGCCGAAGCCGACGGCGAAACTGCAATAGTACTCGTAGTTGACGGTGGTCACGCCGCCACCGCCGCCGCCCTTGCCGCCACCGTCGCGGCTTTCGGTCCGGACCTCTTCGATGTCCTGCGACCAGATGATGTTGCCGCCCATGCGGATGGTGCCGAACCCCCATTTGCGATAGGCGCCGTAGGCCGATGTGGTGACCGCGAGGTCGGCCAGCCGCTGGCCTTCCACCGTGCTGGATTTCGACGACGAGAACAGGGCCGAGCCGATGAAGGCGCCCACCGTCCAGCCGATGGACCACCCCAGGCCCATGGCCGAACTGGCCCCGGCGCCGACGGCGGCGATGGCAAGGGTGGCCATGGGTCAGCCCTCCCCGTCCTGCTGGGCCAAGTGCTGTTGGGCCAAGTGCTGCCACCTGAAGGCGAACTTGCTTTTCTCCCACCATTCGCCGTCCCAGGGGTCCTCGACCACCATGCGCCGGCGGGCCAGTGCGTGAACCAGATAGAGCCGGCCGTGACGGAGCGTCAGAATGCCCATGTGGCTGACGGCCGAGCCGCCCTCGGCGAGGGCCACCACGTCGCCGCGCCGCGCCGCGCCGATGTTGCGCAGCTCGACCAGTTGCGCCCGCAACGGCCGCAGCAGAGTGTCGCCCAGCGGCCGGCGGCCGTAGCCGGTTTCGTCGACGTAGGGCAGGCCCAGGGCGTGGGCGACCATCACCACCAGGCCGGCGCAGTCTACATGGGTCGGGCCACGGCCCTGGTGGCGCCACGGGTGGCCCAGCCATTGGCGGGCCTCGGCCTCGATCAGCGCGGGGGTGATGGTGGAGACAGGATGATCAGTTGGCATCGGGATAGCTCATGGCCTGGTCGATGCCCGGCAGGTCCGGGAACCCCCGGAAATTGATGACGTTGGCGAACTTGTCGCGGCAGACCGCCCGGGTCTTGGCACAGCCGGGATAGAGGGTCGCGGTGTCGCCCTCGGCGATCTCCAGCTTGGCCGGAAGCCACAGGGCCAGGGTGCTGGCGCCGTCCCAGCTCTTCACCTCCTGGGCGTAGCCGGCGTTGGCGCCGGTCAGCCACATCAGCACCCCATAGTCGTACCAGCTCGAATCGGCGGCCGCCCGGCTGTCGGCCACGTCGAAAATGACGTCGATGGCCATCTGCGTCGGGTCGGCATCGACGGTGATCGTCCGCGCCCAGGCCTCGGCCGCGATCAGGGTTGCCGTGCCGTCGACGGTTTCGGCCTCCAGGGTGGAATCGTACTCGGGGGCCTCGCCTTCGACCGCCGTGGTGCCGGCCACGATGACCACGAACTGACGGCCGGGGATGCCGGCGACGCTGTAGATGTCGCCCTCGTTCACCTCCAACTCGCGGGTGATCGCCGCCGGGCTCAGGTCGATCTGGCAGCGCCGATCACCCAGGTCGGCCTTGCATCCGGGGCCATAGACCTCGCCGATTGACTGGCTCAAGGGCTGCATCATGCCGCGCAGCTCGGTGGTGAACACGTCCACCCCATGACCGGCCGCCAGCTCGCCCAGGGTGCCTCGGCGCAGGAACAGCTTGCCCATCGATGGATCGGCCCAGTTGACCACGTAGAGGCGGATTTCGGCGGCGTCGAACAGACCGGCCCGCACGTCGTCGGCGGCGATGCTGTCGTCGGTCATCGGCGCCGTCACTTCCAGGTTATCGACCGCGAAACTGCCCTCGTCGCTGACCGCCGTACGCTCGTAGGCGACCGCCCTATAGGTCACGTCGTCAATCACCAGGTCCTGATCGTGGTCGGTGAAGGTGAAGAGCGCGCCGTCCTTGCGCTCAATCTCCCAACAGCAGGCCAGGGTCACGACGGCGCCGGAACGATGGGCGAAGAAGGCGGCGGTGTCGGTCTTCACGACAGATCCTCCAACTCTTCCTTGATCTCGATCAGCTCGATATCGGGAATGCTCTCCAGGTTCGCGGTGCGCACGTTGATCGGCAGGCTGTCGTCGGAAAAGCGCACCGGCACGTCGAACTCGGCAACCAGGCCGATCACCACGTCGGCCGCCGGTGCCGTGGTGAAGGTGACGACGCCGGTATCGACATCGACGCTCACCCCACTGGAAACCTCGACACCGTCCTTGAAGACGCTGACCGTGCCATCGACCAGACGGGTGATCGGTCGGGCGCGGCTGCTGGCCCCGGCCGTATAGATTTTCACGGCCTGAAACTTCGTGGTCGCCCCGTCGCCGGTGGCGATCTGCTGGGGCGTGCCCGCCGCGCCGATCTCGTAATCCGACCAATCCTTGAAGCGGAAGCCCAAGGCGGCGCCGGCGGCGGCGTGATGCAGGGACTTGATGGTGGCCAGATCGTCCCGCCGATGAATCCCGTAGGCGATGTTCCAGGTGCCGCGCGACCGACTCCACCGGATGTTCCGGGACTCCTTGCCACTGGCCCCGACCCAGATATCCGTCTTGTAGCCGGCCCCGCCCTCGGACCCCTGTTCGATGTGGATTGGCAGCCGGGTGTCGATGAACGCGACCATCAGCCGTTCCTCCGCATCTGCCGATTGAGCGACCGGCCGGCCGAGGTCGCCACCTGGCGCTGGCTGCGGCGGAAGCTGTCGGCGTCCGGGGTGCTGATGTACTGGTTCACGGTGGGGCGAATGGGTGCGGTGACGTGGCCGACTTCATGGCCGAAGGTCGCCGCCCGCTGCGCCGGGGTGCGCACGTGGATGCTTTCGCCCGGGGTGGTGCGGATGGCGACCACCTTGCTGTCGGTGCCGCCCCGCCCGCCGACCACCATGTCGGCCCCGGTGGCGGCGCCGAACAGGCCCGAGAACAGATCGCCGACCCCGGAGAACAGCCCGGACAGATCCAGGCCGCCATCGGCGCCGGTGGCCCCCAGGGCCTCCAGCCCCTGCATGGCCATGGTGCGGATGGCCAGGCGGGTGATGTCGGCCAGCATGGAATCAATCAGGTCGCTGAAATCCGCCTCGCCGGTGGTGATGAAATCGACCAGGGCGTCTTCCATGTTGTTGTAGGCGTTGACCACCGCGTCCTCGGCGACGCTGGCGGTGTCCTCGATGGTCTGCTGTACCCGCAGCCAGCCGCGCTCGAACCCACTCGCCGCATCGGTGGCGTAGGCCAGCATTTCCAGGCGCAGGTCGCGGGCCTTGGCGGCGTACTGCTCGGCCGAGATCGCCCCGGCGTCGAGCAGGGCGGCCAGATCGGCCATCGACTGACGGTAGCTGTCGGCCGGCCCGGTGATGCCGTCGAGCAGGGCGGCCTGACGCTGAAGGGCCTCGGCCTGACGCTCCAGTTCGCCGGCCACGGCGGCATTGGCCCGCAGTTCGGCCTCGCGGCGGGCCAGGATGGCGTCCACATCCTTCAACCCGGCGGCCTCCAGTTCGCGGCGCAGTTCGAGCAGGCGCAACTGGATTTGCAACTCGCCCGTTTCGTCGCCGGCGTAGCGGGCCCGGAGGGCCAGTTCCTCGGTTTCGGCGGCCAGCCGGGCGGCCTGGCGGTCGACCACCCGGCGCGCCTCCAGGGCCTGGGTGCCGGCCTCGATGGCCCGCACCTGCTCTTCCAGGGCGGCGACCAGGGCGGCGGCGTCCGTCACCCCGGCCGCTTCCAGCTCGCGGCGCATCCTCAGCAGGCGCAGTTGCACCTCAAGTTCGCCGCTTTCGTCGCCGGCGTGGCGCACCCTGAGGGCCAATTCCTCGGCCTCGGCGGCCAACCCGGCGCGCAGGTCGGCCCGCGCCTCGCGGGCCTGGCGGGCCGCCGTGTCCACCTCCCGGGCGGTCTTGGCGACGGCGGCGGCGTATTCCCGTTCCACCCCGGCGCGCAGGTCGGCCGCCCGGGCCTCGGACAGCCCCAGGGCGACGGCCCGCTCGACCAGGGCCAGGGACTGGCGGCGCACGGTGGCCGCCCGTTCCTCCGTGGTGGCCACCCGCCGGGCCAGGTCGAGCAACTGGCCGGTGGTCTCGACGCGGGCCAGGCGGGCTTCCACGTCGCCGGCCGGGATGCCACTGTCCCGGGCCAGTTCGGCCGCCTCCTGGCGGCGGACCGAGGTGTCGAGAAACTGTTCGACCCCGCCCAGGTCGCCGCCGGCGGAATAGAGGTCCAGCGCCGCGCGCATCCGCGACACCTCGACGTTCAGGCCCTGGAGGCGTTCCCGGGCCCGGTCGCTGACCGTGCCCACCCGGTCGACTTCCCGGCTCGCCTCCTGGCCGGCCTCGGCGATGCCGAGCAGGGCTTCCTCGGCCGGGGTCAAGGCCTCGCCGTTGGCCCGCTTCAGCTGCGCCGCCGCCCGGGCGACGGCGGTCTCGGCGGCGCCGTAGGCGGCCGCCGCCTCGATCACCTGATCGGTGGTGTCCTTCCATTCGGGCGCCGCGTCGCCCAGGGCGCGCAGACCGTCGGCCAGGGCATCGACCTCGATCCGCCCGGCCTCCCACTCGGCCATCAGGTCGCGGAAGGTGTGGGTGGCGTCCTTCCAGGGCAGGGCAAACACGCCGTCGTCGGCGTGGCGCAGCAGTTGGCGCTGGAAGGCCAGGGCGTCCTCGGCCTGGGCCAGGCTTTCCTCGGCCAGCCGGCGGGCGTTCTGCCAGGCGGCGCCGGTCTGCGCCTGGATCGCCTCGGTGGTTTCGCTCACCGCGCCGCGCGCCTGCCGCTGGGCGTCCTCGAACGCCTCGACCGCCGCCGTGTGGGCCCGGGTGGCCTGTTCGGCGGCGGTCTGCTGGGTGGCCAGCCAGCCGATGGCCACCGTCGCCCCGGTCACCGCCACCCCCAGCGGCCCGCCGAGCAGCCCGACCACGCCGCCCAGCGCCGCCCGGGCTCCGGTCAGGGCGCGGGTGGCGACGCTCAGGCGGCCGGTGGCGGTGGCCCCGGACAGCAGCACCGCCGCCAGCCGGCGTTCCGAGGCGGCGACCTGGGCGTTGACGGCCACCAGACGCTGACGGTCGGGCAGGAAGGCGCCGCGCAGGGCCGCCTGCTCGGCCAGCAGGGCCTCGTGTTCCTGCTTGATGGCGCGGGCGTTGCGCAGCCAGCCGCCGGCGCTGCCGGCCAGGGCGGCGGTCAGCCGGCCGCCGAGGGCGGCACCGGCCACCCCGGCGGTCACCGCCACCGCCTCGAGGACGGCGCGCACGGCCTCGCCGTTGTCGGCCACCGCCTGCAGGGCCTCGGCCGCCCCCGCCGTCAGCCCCAGGTCGGTGTCCATCTCGCCGATCTGCTGGCTCAGGGTCTTGCCCGCCGCCTGACGGGCCCGCAACAGCAGCAGGGGTATCTGCTCGAACTGCGCGTTGACCTTTTCGCTTTGCGACAGCAGGGCCTCGAAAACGTCCTCCGACAGCACCTGGCCGTCGAGCACCATTTGCCTGAGGCGGCCGGTGGAGACACCCAGGCCCTCGGCGATGGCCACGCCGACCGCCGGGATGTTCTCCATCACCGAGTTGAACTCCTCGGCCCGCATCACCCCACTGGTCAGCGCCTGGCTGAACTGCATGCCGCCGGCCTTCAGGGCCTCGCCGCTGGCTCCGGAGATCACCCCCAGCTTCTGGACGATTTCGGTCAGCCGCACCACGTCCTCGGCCGAGCGCCCCATCTCGCGGGCCCCCAGGGCGCCACGCTGGAACATCTCGACCATGGACTCGAAGCTGCCGCCGGTGTCGTTGGAGATCTCGAGCAGCCGGGCCTGAACGGTGGCGGCGTTGCCGAAGCCGTCGGTGGCGACGCGCAGGCGGGCCTGAAGGGCGTGGTAGGCATCGGCGGTTCGAAAGGCGCTTTCGGCCAGACGCAGGCCGCCATAGGCGGCGGCGGCATGGTACAGGGCGCTGAGGGCGCCCACCGTGCCCCGGGCCCGGCCGCCCATGTCCTCGACCGCGCGCCCGGTCCGCCCGGCCCGCTCGGACAGATCACCGAGGGCGCCGCCGGTGCTGCGGGCGCCGCGTCCCAGCTTGTCCAGTTCGGCCCGCGAGACCTGCAACTCGCCGCGCAGGTCCGAGCCGTCGCCGGTCAGCCGGATGGCCAGGGTCAGCCCTTGCGACACCTATTCCTCCCGTGGTTGGCGCCGCCGGGGGCGCCGTTCCTCCCAGGCGGCCAGGGCGGCCGCCTCGCAGATGCCCAGGCGGTCGAGCAGACCGGGCGTCACCGCCACCCCGTGCGCCGCCGCGACCACCGGCAGGGCGGTCAGGTCGAGCCCGACCCGCAACCCCTCGGCCCAGCGCCATTGCGTGCCCATCGCGCAGAACAGGGCGAAGGCCTCGGCGTTTTCCGGCCAGACGGTGATCCGGCGGCCTGGGCGGGCGGCGCGGCGGGTCTCGGTCGCCACCAGGTCTTCCGGCGCCCCCCAGGCGGCCAGGTCGCGGGCGCTGTCCTGGTCGGCGTCCGGCGGCGGCGGGCCGACCGCCCAGGCCCGGGCCGCCGCGCTCAGTTTTTTTCCGGCCCTTCCCCGGCCAGGGCGGCGAAGAAGCCCAGAACCAAGGCCCGGCGCAGCCACACGGCGTGGCCCAGGACCCAATCGCGCACCGGCGCCGACCAGGGCAGCGGGTTGCCGTCGGCGTCGGCCACCCCGGACCAGTCGCGCACCACCCGGCAGGCAATGGCCCGGTCGCGCTGCGCCGCCGGCACCTTCAGCAACTGCTCCAGTTCGTCGTCGGCGATCAGCTCGTAGGTGACGCTGATCTCGTGGCTTTCGCTGCGCCCGCCGTCCACCGGGCGCCGCGCCGTCACCGGCCAGGTCAGGTGTTGGGGCTTTTCGATCTCAAGGACCAGGGTCATGGGCGGATGCCTTGTTCTTGGGAAAGGTGGTTGGGGGCGGGACCCGGTCAGGCGACCACCAGTTGCCACTCGTCATTGCCGGCCGAGGGCTTCAGGCTGAGGTCGAGGGTCAGCATGGCGGTGCCGTCGCTTTCGCCTTCCGAGGGCATCCCCAGCTGCGCCGCCGGGGCGTTGACGGTGACCATGTTGCCGGCCGTGGTGCCGTGCTGGAAGGTGACCAGGCCCCGGGTGTGGGCGATGGCCAGGGCCTCGGGATCGAAGGTCGCGGTGTCCGGTTCCTCGATCACCATTTCGCCGGTGGCGGCGCGGTCGTTGATGTCCACCCGCTCCTGGTTGACCCGGCTGATGAAGGGGTGACTGTTGCCCAGGGCCAGGGTCAGCGATTGCAGGATCGGGGTTTGGCCGAAGGCGGAAAAGGCGCCCACGTTGGCCGGCTCGGCCGGCAGGGCGGTCTGCCAGCCGCTCCAATCGATGGCCGGCAGGGTGTCGTCGGCCGCCGACTGGTAAAGCCCGGTCATCTCGAAGGCCAGATGGGGCACGCTGGAGCGCTCGATGACCACGCTGACCGTGCCCCGCGCCCCGACCACCTTGCGTCGCTTCCTGTCGCGGTAGAAGTACAGGGTGCCGTCCTCGAACCCGGCGCTGATCGGGTCATAGGTGACCGAAACCCCGGCCTCGATGGTTTCCGACAGGCCGCACATCCTGAGCAGGCTGCCGTAGGGCGGCGCGTCCCCCGCCGTGCCGGCGCCGCACAGCCGCACCTTGAAGCTGGCGGTGACGTTCTTGCCGACCAGGAAGTGATCGCCGGCCCCGAGGAAGGCCTGGGTGCTGGTGTCATCGATCCGGGTTGCCTGCGGTGACACCGTGAAGTCGAAGGCGCGGATGGAATCGGCGGCGGTGGGGGTGGCGTCGGTGCCGTAGGCGCCGCTGTTGACGGCGGCCAGCAGGACTTTCAGGCGGTCGCTCTTGGGCATGGTCGGGTTCCTTCACTCAGGCGGGCGAGCCCGGTTCCCCGCCCGTCCCCCCGGGCGCGCCACCCTTTTCGCTGATCTTGATGCTCTTTTGTGGCGACCGGGTGGTGGCTGGGGAACCGGGGCGGGCGGGCGGGGAACTGGCGGCGGCGGGGCCGGCGACGGGGCGCAGGCCGTCCCGGGTCTTCTCGTAGCGACCCCCCAAACGGTCCGGCGCGGGGGGCGTGTAGGTCGGTTGGCTCGTCGGTTGGCGCATGGCTTGGGGCTCCTTCAGCCATAGGTCCGGGTGACGATGCGCAGCACGACGCGGTGGCACAGCACCCCGGCGAACATCACCGGCCCGCTGTCGACCACCGAGGGACCGGCCTCGCCGGTGGCGGGATCGACCGTCGAGCCGACGGCGCCGCCCAGGGTGGTGTCGGCCAGGAAGGCATCGCGCACCGTCTCCACCAGATCGTCGAAGGTCAGTTCGCTGGCGGCGGCGTCGTCGATGGCGGCCAGACCGGTCAACGCCCATTCGTGCCACTCATCGACGTGGGCCAGGCCCCGCGCCAGGCGCTGCCCGGCGACCCGGCGGACATGCCAGCCCAGCAGCCGCTCGCCGGTGGCGTACAGGGCGGCGAAATCACCGTGGCGCTTGGCGTAGCGCTCGAAGGGATGGACCCGGCCGACCTCCGGCACCCCGGACAGGGTGGCGACGATGGCGGCGCGGTGGGCGGCCAGGGTGCTCATCGCGCCCCCTCGGCGGCGATGCGCCGCCCGATGCGGGTCAGCATGGCGCCGAACAGGCGGCGCACCGCCGGCTCCCGTTCGGCCCACACGTCGCGGAAGACGAACTGCCCTTCGGTGCCGCGCCGGGCGATGGCCCCGGCGATGGCGAAGGCGGCCGAACGGCCCTCCACCCCGGACAGCCCGAGGCGGGCCTGCACCCAGTCGAGGATCGGCGCCACCGGCGGCCGGTGGGGTTTGCTGCCCAACTCCACCGGCACGGCATGGGCCACGGCGGTGCCCACCTCGCCGACCACGCGGGCGCCCGTCACGGCGGGCCGGCGGGCGGCGATGGAGCCGCGCAGCAGGTTGGTCGCCCCCACCGGGGCGCGCTCCTTCAGTTCGCGCTCCAGGTACAGTTCAGCCTCCCAGGTGGTGGCGACCAGTTCCTCGGCGGCGATCCGTGGGGCGGTGGCCAGGGCTTCCTGGAGCGCCGTCAGACCGGCCAGGTCGATGCGGTAACTCTGACGGCTCATCGCGGGCCCCCGTAGGCGCGCGACACCAGGCGGCCGAAGCGGGGCGGCAGGTCGCGGGCGGCGCAGGCCGACCGGGGCACCTGGGCCTTGATGGCGGCGGCGTAGACCCCGGCCAGGTCGCGGGCCCGGGCGGCGTAGCGGGCCGAGCGCCCGCCGTGGTCCACGGTATCGGCGGCGAGCGTGCTCACTTCCTCGCCGGCCGTCGCGTTGGCCAGTTGGCGCAGCAGCAGGGCGGCGGCCAGGCACTGGAGCGGCTCGGCCAGGGCATCGGGCACGGTGGCTTCGGTGTCGCTCAACAGGTACGGGCTGACCAGGTGGGCCAGGACCTCGTCGCCCACCGCCGGGCCGGCCTGGGCCCGGATCACCACCAGGCCCACCGCCGGCAGATGCCGCCACAGGCCGCCCGGCAGCGCCGCCGGCGGGGCCTGATCGGGCGGATGCTCCAGGCCCGGAACGCCGCGCACATCGGCCGGCAGGGTCAGTTGATGGTGACCGGCGTCCCGGGCCTCGACGGTGAGGCGCGCCGAATGGCGGCGCGGGGCATCGGCCGACAGCCGGGCCACCGCCTGATCCAGGGCCCGCGCCACGTCCCCGGCCGCGACGGCGCCGGAGGCGTCGGCGAGCAGGGCCTGGATGGCGGCCAGATGATCGGCGCGGTCCATGACGGGCGGGCTCCGGTCGGGTGGGCGGGAAACGGGTGGTCGGGAAACGGAAGACCGGGGCGGGCGGGTGGACGGTGTCCGCCCGCCCCGGCCGGGGCGCGTGGTGACAGCGGGGAGGGGCGGCGGCCCGGGGGTGGTGGGCGGCGAGGGACCGGGCCGCGCGCCGCGCCCCGCCTTTAGGCCACCACGGCCTTGTAGAAGGCGCGGTGGTCGGTGGCCGCGCCGGAGTAGATGTGGCGAATCTTGTAGTCGATGCGGTCGTTGGTGAAGAGCGACCCGGCGGCCGGGTTGTCGGCCACCCACAGCTCCGGTTCCTCCTGGCCGTCCAGGAAGCCGATCTCGGCCCCCGGGATGTCCATCGGGTCGGCGGCCAGCATCCAGTCGTTGGCGTCGGCCCACCAGGGCACCGGGATCACGTCGAGGACCAGGGACTCCACGAAATCGCGGTCGTTGTTGGTCGAGCGGCGGAACAGATCGACCGCCGATTCCTCCAGTTCGGCCGGCACGCACAGCGCGCGCGGCTGGATCCACAGCGGCTCGCCCGAGTCCAGTTCCTGCTGGGTCAGCATGGCCAGCCGGCCGGCCGCCACGCTGGCCGCGTCCAGCGCCGCCGAGCCCAGGTTGCCGTGGCTGGCGTGGAACAGGGCCACCCCGTCGTAGGTGGTCACCGCGTTGTCCACGAACAGGGTCCAGACGAACTTGGACAGGGTGCGCTTGGCGGCCCGGCCCAGCTTGATGGGGATGCGGCGCACCGCCCCCACATCGTCGTTCTTGATCATCTCCAGGGTCACGCTTTCCAGGCCGCCGCGCTTGGTGACGGCGTAGGTCGCCTTTTCGTCCGAGGGGCTGGACAGGGCGGTGTAGGTACCGTCCTCGGCCACCCCGGGCAGGTCGCCATAGCCGCCCCAGCGGGTCCGCTCCTGGGTCCGGAAATCGGGCACCGAGGTCACGTTGACCACCCGCCGCCAGCTGTCCATGGGCGTCTGGTTGCGGTAATCGGCCAGCATCCGGCGGGTCATGGAATCGCCCAGCACGTTGGCCAGGGTGTCGCTGCCCAAGGCCTCGCGCAGCCGGGCCTGATCGCAGCGGCGGGGATTGCCGGTGACCTCGACATCGCCGGTGATCTCGCCGTAAAGCTGCTTGATCGAACGGGCGTCGCGGTGGTCGCGGTGGGTGGGATCGAAGAAGGCGTCCAGGGCCTCGCGCACCTTCTCCGCGCGGTCCTGCACCAGATGGATGGTGCCCCCGCCGCCCAGGCCGGTGACATGGCCGCCGCCCAGCCCGCGCAGGTAGGCCAGTTCGGCTTCGACCGCCTGATCGACATGGCTCTGGGTAAGGTGCTCGGCGGCGGCCTCGCGCAGGGTGGCGATCACCCGCGCGCGGGCCGGTTCGGGCAGGGCCGAGGCGCGGACCCGCTCGGCGGCGGCCTCGCGCAGGGTGGCCAGACGGTCACGGTCCGCCAGGGTCCGGCTGACCCGGGCGTCCACCTGTTCGTCCACCCGGGCCCTGATCTGCGCCTCGGTCAGCCGGGCGGTGGCCGGGGGGGCGCCGGCGTTGTTGGCCGCCGGGGGCGCCGCCGTCGGCCCGGGCAGGGCCTCGCGCAGGCGGGCGGTCAGCTCGTCCAGGGTGGCCTGGGCGAGGTCGATCCCTTCCAGCAGGTCGGGGCGCGCCTCGCGCAGCAGGGCGATCAGTTGGTCTCGCGTCATGGCGTCCTCTCGGGGCGAAGCGGTCGGGGGGTGATCGGTGCCGGCGGCGGCCGCGCTGTCGGCGGCGGCCTCCAGGACGCGCAGAAGCTCGCCCCCGGCCCCGGGATCGACGATCAGGTCCACCGAATGGACCTTCAGGAACTTGGTCGCCGCCTTCACCGGGCGCCCCTGAAGGCGGGCGGGGCGGAAGCGGGTGGTGGCGTCGATGGACAGGCCCCACAGGTTCATGCCCCGGCCCACCGCCTCGACCATGCGCGCCGGCATGGTTCCGGCGCTGGCCAGCACCTCCAGCACGGCCCGCACCTCGCCCTCGGTATCCGGGTTGGCGCCGTCCACCCAGCGCGCCTCGACCAGCCGGCCGAGCACCGCCTCGGGGTGCTTGCCGTGACCGGCCAGGTGATCGCGGTCCGGCTTGACCAGCACCTTGACCTGATCGAACAGCCCGTCCGCCACCGCCTCGCGCAGGACGGCGGGCGGGTAGAGGTTGCCGTTGCCGCTGAGGCCGGCCTGGATCACCCGCACCTCGAAGCGGGTCCCGGTCCGCCCGCCCGGCCCCGGGGGCAGGACGGCGGCGGCGCCGGAGGCGCCCCGTTCGGTCAGGATGGCGCCGGAGGACTCGGCCTGCCGGCCCTCGATGTCCTGGCCCGGCGCGCCGGGGGTGGCCTCTTCCAGGCCGGGGTAGTCGTCGGCCAGGGACTCGCGCAGGCGGGTGATGGGATCAGGGGTGGCCATGGGTCAGCCCTCCTTGCGCCGGGCCGGGACGGGACGGCGGGCCCCGGCGGGCGGGGCCGGCGGAAAGGCCAGCTTGCGGCCATCGACGGTGACCACCACCAGGCGCTCGCCGTGGTCGCGGAAGGCGAACACCTCCTCGACGGCAACGCCCACCGCCTTGGCCGCCTGGGCGGCGGTCAGCGGGGCCGGGGGCGCGGCGTCGGACTCGCCGGGCGACGGCGCGGCGGGCGTGGCCGGATCGGGGGTGGGGGAAGCGGCTTTGGCGGCCATGGCGGGCTCCGTCCTTGGGGTGTGCCGAAGGTCGGAGGGATCATGGCGTCGCCGGGCCGCCGCCGGCGACCTGAAGCGCTTCAGGTCGGGCGCTGGAGGGGCCGCGAAGGGGGGAAGCCGGCACAGCATGGCGCCGCGCCGGGGGGGAGGTCAACGGGGATGGGGGGCCGCCTGCCATGGCGACCGCAAGTCACGTCGATTTCTGACGGGGTCTGACGGGGGCAGGGTACGTGAAAGCCGTCCAACGGCAACCGGGGGCCGCGAAACCCGACCCCCCGTCAGAATCGCTTTCCATGGCTTTGTGGTGGCGGGGGCCGTCAGGGGCGCGCGGGCAGATCGGTGCCCTCGGGGCGAAAAGCCGGGGGCTTGGGCCCGCCCTTGGGCTTCTTCACGTGGAACCGGCTGACCTTGCTAGGTGGTGGTGCTTGGCCTGGGAACCATGGGCGCGGTCGGCTCGGGCGTCGGAGACCATTCACACGCTCGCCGCCGAGGTCATGAGGTTCCCGGAGGCGTTCAGCTTTCTCTCTGGCTTCCGAACCACATCATGCGGCAGGTGTCCACTGGAACAGGCGAGAACGCGCGCCAATAAGAAATGGGGGCAGGAGGTATGGTCCAAAGCCCTTGGTGGAGCAAAACGCGTGCCTCAAGGTTCCAGCGACAACGGGGCCTCCAAATCGATCTCGCTTAGCCGTCCTTGCGACTGCTCTTTCTTTGCCCACACAACGACGGGCGCGAGCCCATCGTCGATGACATCGCGCCCGTCGGCAGAATCAACCCAAGCAACTTCGGGGAGAGGTTTAGCCAAGCCGTCTTGAATGTGCGCTCTACGATCAGGGAAGTCGGTGTACCGGAAGTCGGTGAACCAAAACGCGGGTGCCCACCGCACCGTTCGAGGGGGATCCCCCCGGAGCACCGAAAGGACCACCGCGCCGGGCAGGCCCACAGTCAATGGATTGCGCAGGGCGGCAAACGCCTCCGCCTCAATGCGCGCCTGAAACTCATCAGGCCATTTGTTTCGGGCCAGCACGCCCAGAGCGCGGGCCCAAGCGGTCGTGGCAGCGGGTTGCGACGATGTCCGAAGGCGATCAAGGATTGTCAGCGCCAACTCTCCACGCGCCGTCTCCGAAAGGTCATCCGCCACGACCTCAAGAGTCCACGCCAGCAAGGGCAAATCCTTCACGGTGCTCTCTTTCAGAAAACCAGCGACAGCCCGCTGGGCCCAATCTTCGACTGTCGCCCGGTCCACGTGATAGGCGGCCGCCAAGGCGGTGAGCCCCATATACAAGCTGGCCCGCCGGTCTGCATACTCGGGCGCGTTGGCGGCTTCTAGCAGCCTGGTCGCGAGTTCACGCGCGACATCTGGAGATACTCTGTCTGCAAGCAGAGAAATATAGAGAGGTATTACACTATAAGCGGAATTTTTTCTCGGGCCGATCAATTCAGCTGAAAGTCGAGTCGCGGCTATCTCGCCAAATTCCGCCAGCGTTAAATCAAATATGCAATTAATGCGATCTTTATATATAGAAAAGTAAGTTATTTCATTACGTTTGGGTTCATGAATTACATAATGAAAAATTAGCTCAAAAAGTGCATCTCTGTCAATATTACTGTTGTAGTAAGGAACAATTCTTCTGGCGTTCTCGCAAAATGTTTTAATTTTTTTTCCTTGTATATATTCACCATCAAACAAATTCGGCGCCAGTTCCCAGATTCTATCCAGGTAAAATCTATAATCATTCGCACAATTGAGAAATTCACTATAAGTGTAATTCTTTCTGTCTCCCTTACAAGAACGCCATTCTTCATTAAAGTGATGAGCGTCAATAGAGCTTTCTTGATTAGAAAATGAATATAAACCATCTATTATATCTAAAATAGATAAAAAGTACGGCTCATCGTCATTTGCAGGCAGCCTCATGATTTTTTCAGCGAGATGCGCAAGTGTTTTTGCAGTCTGCTTTGAAACGCCATAATTTAGATACCTGATTGTCGACGGGATAGCCTTCAAAACCCGAGGATCGGAAATGCTTGGAATTGCCTCGATAATTCGTCGGATTTGCTCGGCGTACCAGAGGGAGGGGGTCAGTCCATCGCCCGGGCGTCTGTAAAGCATTGCCTCTGCAGTAGCTTCCATAATAGTGGTATTATGAAGGCTCGGTTTTTCAATGAAGGCGGATACAGACCGTTCTAGGAGATGCTTATATTCTATCTCTCCATAAAAAGATAATAGGCGAGAAAGTGTTCCAGATAGGGCGTATGGGTATGATCCATATTTATTAATAGAATATAAAGTCACACGCTTCATCAAATCATAAATATCATCCTTTGATAAAGAGAGAGATTTAAAAAAAGAATAATCATCAATTCTATCTAAAGTCCGGCTTATGTGATAGTATGACCCTTCAAGTTTATCCGACATTTTTGACTTTAATGCAGTATTCAAGGCGAAGGAAAATAAATTGGAAAGTTCATCGCCATCAGTGGCTTCCATCGAAAAACCTAGAAGATGTATTATTGTTCCAACATTTTCCATTTCATTAATATTATTCAGAAGCTCATTTGATTCTATATAAAAGCTAAGCAGATCTGTCGGACTCATGGCGAGTATGCATAGCTGCGCGGCCGTAATTATATGTTCCTGATGGTTTTCTCCATTTATCTGTTCTATAGCGGCGTCACGAAAGCGTATCGCGTTTTCTTTTGCGGTATTTTGGGTCAAAATTCGACTTATTATGAAGAGTGCTGCATCATACGCCATGCCACGATTATCCCGACTTGGTTCTATCAGTCGCGTGACAGCCTGATCGAAAATCGCTCTTCGGGTGTCGTGGTCTTGCTGTATCAGAAAAGCGTCAAACCCAGCCCACAGAACTCTATCATGTAAAAGATAACGGTGATTACGATCAATTTCAAGGTCTGGGCCTCCGGATAATGGATCATGATAAGATCTCTGGAGAACATGTAACCATGCCTCAATCGGGAATACCTCAGGCGTCCCGAGGATATAGGCAAGCTGGAAAGCTGTCGGCAGAATTTTTTCCCAGTCTTCTTGCGCCTCAACGGCCAACGACTGGACGAGTCCTTTGGTCCAATCATGCATGCTGGGTGAAGTACCCAGCAGGGCCCGCCCAAACATAATCGGGGCCTTGGAAAACACGCGGGCGTGGTCAGGATCGGTCAGGAACAGTTTCGTGAAATGCCGGCGCACCGCCAATTCTTGAGCGGCAATCGCCCTAAGGGTTTGGGCTTCACCATCAGAAAGTTCAGCGGAGGTATTGAACTTCTTGATGCTCGTCTGGAAAGCCGCTTCAATGCGATTTTGCTGCAATTGCCGTGATTGCTGGATGCCGGCAAAGACAACAAACGCCAGCACCAGCACATGTGGGGCGAACCGCAGCGTGCTGACCCATGCATAGCCTCGGAACTTGCCATAGCGGAAGCGGCTCCGCAGCCTGTCGACAAGGAACGCGATCTGCACGCCAGTTGGCAAGAGAGCCCGCCAACGGTTGCGCCACGTTGTCCACAACGGGCCATTTGCGGCCGCCAGTGCACGGGCGCCGTCCTCTAGGCGGTAAGTCCAACGGTTGGCACGGCGCTCTGCCTCCAGAACCGCGTTGGCAAGGTAGTCATGGTCCAGTTGCCACAGGGGATTCTCCAAATCGCTTGAGGCGCGCTGCCGCATTACCTCCCGTCGCTCTAAGTCTTCCAAGACGGCCCGGGCGGCCTCGCGGTCAGCCTCATTTATGATTTTGAGAAGATCATCTTCCCGGGTAGCCGTGGCCTTGGGCACCTCACTTGTGCGGTCCACCAGAGCGACCAACGCTTGGCGAATCGGATGCCGCGACTGGTCGTGGGCTTCGGCGGCGGCCTGCACGGCAGTTTCGATGAACTGAGCTTCCAGGCCCCGCGCCCCCCCGGCGCGTTCGTAAGACCTTAGGGTCACGCGTTGTCTCGGCAGCGTTGCCAAGGCAGCCAGAACGACTTTGAGCTGCTGTGGCAACACGCGACCTTCCCGCGTCAGATCGGTCTCCAGGCGATGGCACAGGTCCCGCCATCCGCCTTCCGGATTCTTGATCACGGTATTGCCGTCCACCGGTTCGGTCAGGCGGGCCAACAAAGGGCCGATCTCATGGGGCGGAAGCGTCGCCAACGAAACTGTTCTGGGCTGGCCGAAATGTACACAACCCAGGCCATCGGCGGCATCCCTGCGGGTGACGATCATTACATGCAGTCGGGGCGCTTCGCCTTCCAAGTGGTCCCTTAGCGATCTCCAGAACCCATTCTGTTGGCAGAGTTCATCCGGCTGCAGCCAAGACCTGTTTTGTAGAAATCGGTTGCGGTGAACGTTCTGGTAGTCGTCGAACTGGTCGAGGATAAGCAGCGGGGTTAGTCCCAGGGTGGGCTGTATTTTTGCCAGCGCATCGGAGCATTCGGCCAGGGGAAGGGGATCATTCCAACCCAACTTCTGCCGTGCCTCGGCGCTGAAGGCGGGCGCCGCGTTCAGTGCCACGGACACCGCCCGCCAGGGCGCCTCCTCCCAACTAGGCCCGTCCAACAAGGTTTCCACATAGATTGGCAGCAACCCGGCGTCCGCGCGAAGGTCCTGCAACAAACCGGCCTGCAAAAGCGCCGATTTACCAGCACCAGAGGCGCCGACCAGGAACACCAGGGGGTGTGTCCGGCACGAGTGGATCAAACTCTCGATGTCGTCATCCCGCCCCGTCAGGTGCGCGCGATTGTTCCGAACCAGCCGCAAGGCTTCCGGTCGGCACAGGATAGATTGGCGTCGCGACAGAAGCTTAATGAACACCCCACTGACAATAAGAAACAAAGATAAAAGAAAAAAAATTATCGTTTCTGAAGATTCCAGGGTGGCGGCGATATCACTGAAGTCCAATAGAAGTGTTTTGATAGCCCCGATAATTACTCCTAGGGCAACCAAAGGGGCGCCAACCCTGTTGATTTTATTCTCCATGGTGTGACCCCTCAGGTGCTGTTGGGCGGGGGGGCAAACGCCAAGCACGCACCCCAACAGGACGCACAACGGCGATGGATCAAGAATAGCGTGCCATTTCGCACCTGCCAACAGACCCTGGGGGATATAGGACTACCTTCTTTTTCGTTTAGTCACGAACGTAGGAGAGACTCGCAAAAGAACCTGAACCCCTCCGGAAACGGCCTCTTGAAGGCCGATGGGCCGGTCTGAAAGCGCGTTTTGAGACCCCACGGCCCATTTTGGCCACCCCCCGCTGTTCGCCACCCGGCCACAACATGGAAACGCGCCCGGCCACCGAGGGCGCGAGGCTTCCGACAGGTGGCCGCGTCGATTTCTGACGGGGTCCAGACGCGCGCAAGGCCCTGGGGTGGTGTCCCAGGGCCTTGGGAAGGGCAATGGCCGTCAGAATCGCCTCTGTGGCGGTTCTCAGGGTTTGGGGCGCGACGCCAAGGTCAGCTCGCCGATCATCCCCTCGCCGGCGCCGCGCCAATGGTCCGTCTCGAAGGCCGGGTTGGGGCCGTGCGCCCGCAGGTAGGCGGTGTTGGCGGCGTCATGGGCGCGCATCCGCGCCAGCAGGGCCGCATCGCGGTCGGCCGGGGTGGGCGCGGTCGTGCCGGGGGCGGCTTCCATCATGCGGCCAGTCTTGCTCAGGTCTTCCAGCATCACACGCACGATCCCGTCGGGTTGGCTACGATCCACCTCCAGGATACGGAATTTTGCGCCCGGAGGCCAGAGGACCTCGGATTCGCCAGAATAGTGCGACAATCGGACGATGGACCGGCCGCCGCCACTGACCACGACGAACCGGTGATTGCGGCTGTGGCCCAGGTCCGTGCTGGCCGACCAGAAGGCCCGCACCGTGATCGTGGCGCCGGAGACCAAGCCGGCCGAGGCCTCGGCCGTCAGGTCCTCGCCCCGGCTGACAAGGCCGTCATAGGCCGGCATCTTGGCCAGGCCGTCCTCCACCACCCGGGCGAAGTCGGCCACCGCCCGGCTGGGCCGGCCCGAGCGCAGCTCGGCGTTGATCTGGCGCGCCTGGGCCCGGGTGTACTGACGCACCGCCACCGCCTCGGCGATGGACAGCCCGTCGGCTTCCGGCAGGCGCCCGGCATCGCGCTGGGCCAGCACCCAGGCGCGCTCGCGGCGGAACCGCTTGCCGCCGATCAGGCCGCGCACCGCCGCTTCGGGATCGAACCCGCCGGAAAGCGCGTCCTCAAGGTCGCGCTTGGTGGGGTTGAGGCGGGTTTCCTGAGGCGTGAAGGGGCGCCGGCCGGGGGTGGCCATCTCCCAGTTCGCCATGTGGGGCAGGCTTTCGCAGCCGCAGTTGATGCGGTGCGCCGGCGGCACCGAGGGGGCCCGGGGATAGGGGATGCGGATGCCGCCCACGTCGAACGGTTCGTCCACGTCGCGCACCTGACCATCGGCCAGGTCATGGGCGAGGCGGCTGTGAATCTTGCCCGAGCGCCGCCATTGTTTCTGCAGGCCGGGCACATGGCGCGCCGCCTGCTCCAGGCGGGCCTGGGCGGCGGCGCTGAAGGCCCCGCCCACCTCGGTGCGCACCACGCCGAGGGCGCGCCGCCGGCCGCCCTCGGTGAGCAGTTTCTCGACCCGCGCGGTGGCGGTCCCGGGATCGATCACCCCGCCCACCACCAGATGCAACTGACCGCTGATCCGCGCCGCCAGGTCATCCGACAGGCCGCGCATCCGGGCGACCATGAAACGGCGGGTCTCGACCAGCGCCCCCAGGTCGAGGCTGGGCAGGCGGCCGGTAAGATCGATGCCGCCGGCGGCCAGCGGCGCCTCGACCAGGGCCTGCCCGGCGGTCCAGGCGTCATCGACGGCGCTTTGCAGGATTTCCGCCCCGTTCCCGGCCAGCCGCGCCTTGGCCTCGGCCACCGACTGGGCCAGCCGGGGCAGGCGCCACAGTTGGTAGTCGCTGGGCTGATCGGCCAGGGCGGCGGCGATCTCGCCGGAAATCTCGGCCAGCAGGTCGTCGAGGCGGGCCATGGCGGCGCGCTGGATGTCGCCCCGGGCCAGCGCCCGCCGCCGCCGTTCGGCGCGGAAGGCGCGGTCCCGGTCCTCGGGCGTCGGCGCGTCGCTCATCTCAGGCCGGGTCCGCCCGGGGGGCGGGATCGGCCGGGTTGGAACCGGCCGGATCGGGGGCGGGATCGACGATCAGGTCCGCCTCGCGCTCGGCCAGGGATTCCTCGCGCGCCTCGGCCAGGGCCTGCTCGGGATCGATCTCCACCCCCAGATAGGCGGCCATGGCGGCGATCAGGCGCACCGCCTCGGCCCGGGGCAGCAGGCCCTCGGCGACCGCCGCCGCCACCGCCGAAACCACCTGGGCCAGGGCCGCCGAGAAGCGCGACACGTCCTGGGCCACCAGTTCGGGGAACTCGATCTTGGGTTTCCAGGCGCCGTCGCCCCGGTCCAGTGTGCGGCCGCGCGCCGCCAGGCGCTGGGTCAGGGCGTAACGGCAGACCCGTTCCAGCATCCGCTTCAGGGTCTGCTGACGCATGGTCAGCATCTTGTAGGCCGGGGCGCCCATCTCCCCGGCGGTCGCCCGGTTGACGTCCCCGCCGCCGCCGTACCAGTGCTCGGGCAGGCCCTGGGCCCCCATGGCGTGCAGCCGGAACAGGCGGGCGGCGGTCTCGCCATCCTCCGCCTTGATATCGGGCGAGCGGGTTTCCCAGCTTTCGTTCTCGTTGTGCACCCGCGCCCCGGCGGTGTGCGGCACCTTGAGGGCGGCGGCGCGTTGTTCGACCTCTTCCTGGGTCGCCCCGGTCAGGGTGACGTCCCAGATGAAGGCGCGCATGTAATCGGCCCGCTCAAGCTCGCCAAACAGGAACTGGTCCAAGGCGTCGATCCAGTCGGCGGCGGCCAACAGGTCCGAGCGCCCGCGCTGCCCGCACATCAGATCGTTGACCCGGAAATAGAAACAGTCCCCGGAATCGAAGGTGCGGCGCAGGGCCACCGTGCCCGGGGCGAACAGGTCCTCGTCGGCACCCTCGTAAAGGATGCGGTAGCGCCGCTTGCGCTGGCAGGCATCGGGCCGGGTGATGATGCCGATCTGCACCGCGCTGTTTTCCGGATCGCAGACCACGTCCTCGACGTCCGAGGGGTCCAGGTAGGCCAGCCGGACATGGCCGTCGATGCCGACGAACACCGGCCAGATTTGTTCGCCGAACAGGGCCAGCTCGCGGGCCCGGGTGATCAGGGTGGCGTCCAGGTCGGTGATCGGATCGTCCCAGAAATCGTCCAGCCAGGCCTGCGCCTGCGGGTCTTCCGCCTTGGCCCGCACCCCCTCGGCCAACAGGAAGGCCAGCGAGACCTCGACCATCCAGTGGCCGAGCGGCGTGGACTCCCACAACCCCATGGCCACCCGCTGCATCCGGGTCTGGGTCATGGGCAGCAGGTCGCGCGGATCGCTGCCCCCGGTCAGGCGGCGGAAGCCGGGCTCGTCGCGCGGGTCGCGGTTGGTCCCGGCGGCCTCGCGGGCCGGGGCGGTGGCGGGGGGCGGGCGGCGGAACAGGTTGAACAGCTTCAAGGTCGATCTCCCATCAGGCGCCGGCGCCCGGGGCGGGCGCGGGCGCCATAGCGCGCGGCGAGAGAGCCCATGCGGCCGGCCCGCGCGGCCCGTCCGGTGGCGGCTTCGGGATCGCCATCCCCCGCCCGACGGGCGTTGGCGCCCGCCCCGGCGCCGACCCCCATGGCCAGGCGGAACAGCATTTCCAGGCCGTCCGGGCCGTCGTCGTGATCGGCGTTGGGAAAGTGGGTCAGCTGCTCGATCAGGGTCTTCTGGCTCGCATGCAGCAGGATGATGCCGGCGGTGACGTAGGGTTGCAGGGCCTCGATGCGCAGCACCTTGTCGGTATGGGGAATCACCGGCACGGCGGGCACCGGCACCCCGCGCTCGATGGCGCGGGCCAGCAACTGGGTGCGCAAGAACTCCTGGAACTGCACCGCCTCCACCGCCCACTTCTGGCAGCCGTAGGCCCGTTGCAGCTCGATCACGTCGTTGATGATGCGGTCCGGCAGGCGCTTGCGGATCTGTGCCTCGACCACGAACAGGCGGCCGTTCTCCACATCCCGCGCCCCGACCAGCAGGGCCGAGGGATCACGGGTCCGCCCGGCCCGGCCCAGCGACGGGTCGCAGGCCCCGAAGTGCGCCCACTGACGCATCAGGGCCGGCGCCTCGGTCCAATAGGTGATCCGCTCGAAGGTGGCGTCGGCCTCGGTCGGGTTGTTCTGGTGCTCGCTGGCGAAGGCGGCCAGGCCGACCCGCAGGCGGATTTGCATCAGCAGGGCCAGCGGCTGGACCGCCGGCCACAGCACGCGGGCCCCCCGGTGCATGGCCCGGTGATGCCGGGCCAGGAAGGCCTCGGCCGCCGCCGGCCCCTGGTTGCGGTAAAGCTCCTCCCAGCGGTCCCACAGGTCCATCCGCTCGGGCCACTCGACGATGGCGCGGAAGGTGACCGCCCGCCAGGCCGGGTTGGCCAGCTTGCGGGCCAGCACGGAATCGACGTGCAGCACGGTGCCCACGTAGACCATGTCCATCGAGCCGTCGGGCGGGCCCAGCGGCTCCACCGCCCGGTCGATCCAGGCTTCCCGCTTGTCGCGCTGGTCCGGCGAGCGGACGTTCTCATCGTTCTCGATATCGTCCAGGATCACCAGATCAGGCCGCTGGCTGCCGTGCCGGGCGCCGCGAATGCGCTTGCCGGCGCCGCCCGCCTGGATCTTGGCCCCGCCGGCGGTGACGATCACCCCGACCTGCCACACCGGCCCGCCGCCGCAACCCTGGGGAAAGTCGTGGGCCAGGCGCGGGTTGTCGGTCAGCTCGGTCTTGATGCCCTCCAGCATCATCGCCGCCACCTCGATGGCGTCCGAGAGGATCAGGGGATAGCGCCGCCGCCGGGTGAGGACGCACCACAGCACGAACAACTCGGTCCAATAGGTGCTTTTGGCGTTGCCGCGCGGGGCGGCTTCCACCTCGCGCGCACCGCCCGGCCCGTCGGCGATCTCCTGGCCCCGGCTGAAGATGTAGGCGTGAAAGGCGCTGGGTTCGGCCCGCCCCCGGTGCGGGAAGTAGGTGCGGCAGAAAGCGCCGAAGGAGGCCTTGGTTTCGGCGGCGCGGGCGCGGGTGGCCGGGGGGCTGGTGTCGAAATCGCCCAGATCGGCGGCGGCCGCGATCTCGTCGCGCAGCCCCTGGGCGAACTCGGCGATGGCCTCCAGGAAGTCGCCCGAGCCCCATTTCGCCTCGGTCTTGAACCGCCGACCCATGGCTTCACCCGTACCGGCGGGCCACGTCGGCCGCAAAGGGCTCGAGGATCTCCAAAAGGGCGTCCACGTGCTCGGGGAAGTCGCGGCGCACGAAGCCGGCCAGATCGCGCAGCAGCTCATTGGCCACCGCGAAGCGGTGCAGCTCGGGGCTGGCCTTGGCCACCGCGTTCATGGTCTTGGTGAAGGCGTCGGCGAGGCGCGACAGCCCCTCGGCGCGGGCCATGGGGCTGATGTCGGCGTCCTCGCGCAACCCCTCGACGGTGGCCTGATACATGGCCAGGAAGTCGGTCAACACCAACTGGGCGATGGTCCCGGCGCCCTCGCGCGACAGGGCGGTGGCGGCGCGCGCCTTGTCCCAGTCGTCGCCGGTGGCCGCGTCCTGGGCCTTCCAGCGGCGCACCGTGGCCGCGCCCAACTCCAGGCGCGCGGCCACCGCGTCCAGCGGCAGGCGCTCGAAGACGTAGGCGGCACGGGCGGCGGCGCGGGTCTCCGGGGGATGGGCCATGTCAGCCCTCCAGGGTCAGGCGGGCGGTGGCGGCGGCCAGCTTCATGGCCGTTTCGCGGCTGGGGGCGCGCACCCCGTCGACCCGGGCCCGGCCCAGGGCCACCGCCCGGCCGAGCTCGGTCAGCGCCCAGTCGGCGCCGAGCAGACCGGCCTCGATCAGCCAGGCCCGTTGGGTTTCGGTGTCCTGCGGCCCCAGGGCCAGGGAGACCCCGGCCAGGGCGCTGGACATGGCGGCGGCGGTCATCGGCGGGGCGATCCCGGCCACGTCGGCCAGGCCGAGCGCCACCTCGCGCCCCCGGGTCAGCAGGGCGGCCCCCTGGGGCGCGCCGTCGGGGCCGGGCTCCAGGTGCACCAGACCGGCGTCGGCCAGCCAGGAGAGGTCGCCCAGCACCTGGGCGCGGGGCGCGGTGATCAATTCGGCCAGCAGGGAGAGACTGGCCATGTCCCCCGGCAGCCCGTGCAGGCCGCGCAGCAGGTCGCGGCGCCGGACGGCGGCCGCCGGAACCCCGGCCAGGACGATCAGCATGGCCAGCCGCACGTGGGCCAGCCAGGAGGCCGGAGCGTCAGACATCGCGCCCTCCCGGTCGGGTCTTGACGGCCCGCGCCTCGGCCAGCTCGTGCGAGGTCAACGCGAAGACGTTCTCACGCAGCCACTCCAGCGCCCCGGCCTGGCCTTTGAGGGTTTCACTGATGGCGGCCAGGGATTCCGCCTGCCGCCCCACCGCGTCGGCGAGGCGCGCCATCTCGTGGCGCGTCGGCAGGTCCCCGATCTGCTGCTCCAGGCGCTGGAAGCGCGCGTCGCCGGCGTCCAGCCGTGCGTGGGCCTCGGTCAGGGTGTTCTGCAGCGCCGTCACCACCTCGCGCACGCCGGCGTGTTCGACGCGGGTGACGAAGACCCGGCGCAGCCGGGCGATCAGCACCGCCAGGACAATGGTGGCGAGCGCCGTGGCCAGGGCGCCGATCAGCGGCGCCACCCGACTGATCGCCTCGGCGATGCCCAGCCAGTTTCCGAAATCCAAGGGAGCCTCCCGTCAGGCCGGCCCGGCGGCCGACCGCGTGCGTTCGAGGTCCAGCAGGTGGCGCAGCAGGGCGGCCTGTTGGGCCGGCGTCGGGTCCTCGCCGTTGATCACCGTGTCGCGCAGGGCGCGCAGGCTTTCCAGCAGCTCAGGCATCCCCTCGGCCAGCTTCAGGGTGACGTTGAGCAGGGTAAGGATGGTGGCGGCGTTCATGGCGCGACCCCCGCGTCCAGGGCCGGGGAGGGGCCGAGATCGGCCAGCAGGTCCTGGAAGGTGGCCAGCGCCGTGCGGGCGGCGGCCAGGGTCAGGGCCACCGTGGCGTCATCGGCCGGGGTGCAGCGGGGCGCGCCGGGATCGCCGACCGCTTCCGGGCAGACCGTCTCCACCGCCTCGATCAGGGCCAGCCGGGCCCGCTCGCTGGCCAGATCGATGCGCGCCGCCGTGGCCGCGTCGATCCCCGCCGGCGCCGCTTCCCGCCAGGCCCGCCAGGCGGTCTCGCTGGCGTGGTAGGCGTGGCCCAGGGCGTGCACCGTCCGGTTGGCGCTGGGCGCGGCGCAGGCCGCCAGGCCGCCGGCCATCAGGCCGCTCAACAGGATCAGGACGGCCAGCCGGCCGCCGGCCCGGGGCGGTCGGTCGGCGCGGCCCAGCCGGCGCGTCGCCTTGATCCGCCCATAGAGGGTCAGGACGGTGCCCAGCGCCCCGCCCAGGGTGACCAGCGCGGTGGTCAGCTCGGAGCGCAACTCAGGGGTCAGCTCCAGCCCGATCTGGCCCAGCAGCAGGGCGAGCAGCGTCACCAGCGCCCCCCACACGGTGCGCGAGCGGTACCAGGCCTTGGAGGTCTCTTCCATGGCGGGCCTCATTCGATGTCGTTGAAGAACAGGTGCCGGCCGATGCGGGCCGACGGGCGGTGGCCCTGGGCCCAGGGCGGCGCCACGGCGGTGTTGTGGTAGTGGGTCGCCCCGCCGGTCGGGTCCTCGGCAAAGCCGTCCCGGCCATCGACCACGCCGCAGGCGACCATCATCGCCCGGCGGAAGGCGGGGGTGGCCAGGGTCAGGTCATTGAGCAGCACGCGGTTGGGGTCGTCGGTGTTCCAGCACGAGAACTGCCAGGGCCGGCGGCAGACGGCGGTCAGGGTATGATCGGGCTCCGACCACCAGCCCGGCCGGCGGGCCCGGTTGACCACCACGTGGGCCACCGCGACCAGCCCGGCCAGCGGTTCGCCCCGCGCCTCGCCCCACAGGGTGCGGGCCAGGGTTTCCACGTCGCCGGCGCAGGGCGTTTGGCCGGCGCAGGGCGGTTGGATGGCGGGGCTTGGGGACATGGGCGGGGCCTCCCGGGCGGCGACGGGAGGCCAGAATGAGCGCAACCGAGCGCCCGGGCGACCTGAAGGGCTTCAGGCCTGGGGCGGCGGGGGCTGGTGGCAGAGGCCAAACAGGTCCGGTTGGGCGGGCTCCGGATCGCCCACCATCCGGGCCTGGCGCAGCACCTGATAGACCCGGGTTTCGGTGACCCCGACCGTCCGCGCGATGCGGGCCCGGGGCCAGCCCTGACCGGCCAGGGTGAGGATTGTCGCCCGCCGGCTGGCGATGCGGCAAGAGGGCACCTGCACCGGCCCGCCGCCGCAGCGCTCGACCAGCACCGCGAACCGCTCATGGCCCAGGGCGACCGCCAGCGGATGGTCGGGGCGGGGGCGCTTGGGCACGTAGACGTTCTCCCCGCCCCGCGCCCGCACCAGGGCGGCGGCCACCTCGGGACCGAGGTCCTCGATCAGGTCCAGATAGGCCTGGGGGACGGGGCGGGGAGTCACCTTGGGGCGGGGGGTCACCTTTGGGGGTCTCCCCCGTCCCGCGCCGTCAGGCGGCCGCGCCACAGCTTCAGCGCCTCGATGCAGCCCTGCGCCTGTTCGACCGTCAGCCAATCCGGGTCATCGACGCCGGTCTGACGGCGCACCCAGGCCCGGCAGGCGCGCGACAGGTCGCTGGAGGAAACCGCCCCGGCCTCGGCCAGCCCGCGCCACAGACCGAAGATCAAGCGCACGTCCGGGCGGTCGGACGGCCGCCGGGCGCCCCGGCCGCCGCCACCGCGGGGCCGCCAGCCGAGGCGCCGGTACTCGTCGAGCACGGCCCCCACCTGGGCCGACGTCAGCCCCTTGGCCGACCGCTGGCCGGTGATCCGCTCGAGCAGATCGCGCCGCGCCTCGTCGGACAGCCCCAGTTCCTTGGCCCCCAGGTGGAGACAGGCCAGCGCGGCCTTGCGGGTGCTCATCGCTTCCGACCTCCCCCCACATGCCAGCCGCCGCAGAAACGGCAGCGATACAGCCGCCGGCCCGGCCGCCGCCGCGCCGCCCGCCAGGCCAGACAGGGCGACTGAAACCGCGCCTTGCCCCGGCACTCGGCGGCGTGGGAACCGGGATGAACAACGGCCCGCGTGCGTTTCATGGGGCATCTCCTGGAAACAGGTTCGCTTGGTCGCCCCAGCAGTCCCAGCCGGGGCGGGTTTCGCGGGCGAACAGCTCGCAGTAGGGTCCAGCCGTCAGGCGCTCCAGCGAGTCGTGCAGCGC